ACAGCGCACAGTCATACTGCACCCGAATATAATCAAGGAACCGCACAATCTCACCACAAACGGCTTCCGCCGTTTTACCACCCGGATCGAGGAAAGACTTGTAGATAGGTCCAAAGAACATAATGTCAGGATTAGTGTTTGCGACATGCTCTTCGACCATTGCTTGATCACGCGCAGTCAGCAAGTTCACTCCATCCGGCTTCATGACCAGATGTGCGCCGTCCATGTTGCCTTCCTGACCGAAAGCCTTAATGCGATCGTAGATTTTGCCCGTGGCACGGCGAATAATCCTCTCAGGGTTTTCCAAGTCAATCATCAACGTACGCAGAGGCTCCATTGGTGTTCGCCTAAAAGGATGGATGCCTGCAGACGACATCATGGCGACCTGTCTAGCAAGGGTGGTTTTTCCGGCACCCTCGCTCGCCACAACCATCACGCGATCTCCCCGCTCCAGCAAGTTAGGAATAATCCAGTCGTAACTAATGTCGGCTTCTTCCTCAAGAAACTCATTCCACTTGACAGCGATGCCAGTGTCTACCGTTCCGCCTGCCGACAAAAGAAGCTGTCCGGCTGCACGCCTGATAGCAGCAGCGGCTTCTGCCGGATCACTAGTGGTGTTCTTAATCATTGCGGCTTCGGCAATGAACAAATCTAGCGGACCAGCACCCAAAGAAATAGAAGCAATCGGTGCTTCTTCGTGCAGGTGGTCGTCATCCAGCTCAGGAGAATCATCGTTATCATCAGACAGCAGGTCTGCCGGATCTACTTCAATAAGGGCCGACATCAGGCTCCCGTCTAATCCCGCAGCGACCAGATCAGAAACGTCTTTATGCTGACCGGGCTGAAATACTTTTACCTTACAATCACGGTCCCACAGCTGCTGGCGCACCTCAACCGCATGCCGATACCCTGGTTGATCATTGTCAACGATAATAGCCACGTTAGCGCCCGCCAAAGTGTCGCTATGGTGTGGCATCCACTTTTTCTGTCCAGCGCCACCAGCGCCGCCAGGGTTCGTGGTGGCCTGTAGACCAAACCCATTCACAAGAGTTTCAACGTCTTTTTCACCTTCCACTACCCAAACCGTCTCCCCATCCGCTACAGAGCGCAGGATTTGGGGAAGTCGATACAGCGGCTTCTGAAGGTCATCAGTTTTCCATTCCCAGCCGCCCTGATCGGAAGGCTTGCGCTGAAGGAAAGTTTTACGCCCGTCCTCAAACACGTAGCGGAGCACTTCCATGACCAAATTACCCGTAGCGTCAAAGTACTTGTAAGTATTGGTCAGTTTCTTATCCCCGCCCTTGCCACTACTGTTTGTCCCCGGCACCGGAGATGTCTTAGGCACATTGATTGTGACTTTATTATCCTGGCCGTCTTGTGGCCACAAGTCAGTCATCTCCAAGTTGATCGACTTGCAAATGTCTTCTACAGAGCAGCCTCCGCCTCGTAGACACTTCAATAGCACCTGATCTTCACGACCGATACCGATACGCAAAGAAGGATTGCGGTCATCTGTTCGACATGGGCAAGCTGCATTGTATTGGCCTTTAGAGCCAGACACGTTGTCTAGGCGGGATAGCACTTCATCAATAGGTGAGTTATTCATCAGCGGTTTTCCTTGTTGTTAAATCCGTAGTTGTTGAGAATCCAAGCTTCACGTTCTTTCTCGTAGAGAGACGTGAACATGTCACGATCACCGTTAGTTGTCAAATCCTGTGCACGGTTACTTCCAAGCTTGCGAATTGTAATCTTAAGAACATCGTGGAGTTCTTTGTGATTGTCTGTTCCGGCAGTGCCGTTGTACAAGGCCGCACGGTTTGTCTGCAACTGACTCCACGCTTCAGGAGCCGAAGGGGGCAGGTCATCTTCTTGCATCATAGCGATTGATTCTACACGCAGCTCTCCCGGTCGGGGAGCCCACTGCCGACCCGCAACAGCCATGTCTTTGATGACCTTAGCAACTGCAGCAGCGGGAAGATCTCCGATGTATTCATAAAAAGCTTTTGCTCGCGCAGTAAGCGTCGTCTGGTCCATGGGCTTATCCCACGAAACCGAGAGCAGTTCGATTATCTCTAGGCATTCTGCTTTTTCCATGTTTCCCTCTTCTCCTCTTCAGAATGTTTCCATCAATAATAATAGCGCGGTTAAACGAAAGCGTCAAATAAGAAGCCCCCCGCCGCAGCGGGGGGCTTGGTGGATATTACCAGATGGCTAAAAGCCTAGAAAGGCTCATCGCCCGGATCAAAGGCGGGCGACGGAGCCGATGCCCGGCTAGGCGCCTCACTGAAACCGCCTTCTCTCGGGTTTTTGGTGATAGATGCTGAAGCCCACTTAAGGGAAGGTGCCACATCGTCCGCAACGAAACTCACCTTCGAGCGGGTTTCGCCTTCGGGTGTCGTCCAGCGATCTTGCTGGAAGTGACCATACACGACAACACGATCGCCCTTATGCAGCGATGCAGCCACATTGTCAGCGAGAGCACGGAAGCAGCTGATATCGAAAAACGAAGTTTCGTCTTCGCCGTCCTGCTTGCGCTTGTTCCACGCAAGGCCAAAGTTCGTGATTGACATGCCACCATCGGTAACCTTGTGTTCCGGATCGCGTGTCACGTTTCCAACGATAGTGCCTACATTATCCCAAGCCATATTTACACCTCATTCTGTTAGTTTCTTATTAATGGCCGTGAGTTTTACTCACGGTGGTATCATAATCAAGATAATGAAGCATGTCAAGCCTATTCGGCATTGACTAGACTAGATAGTGTTACTGGGTTCTATACAAAGGAAGACTTATGAACGAAGAAGACAAGCACTCTGCCCGATTGGCTCTTGTGGAGCTAGTTGCTGACTTTTTGTGTTATCTCGATCGAGATGGTGGCGCCGTCAACGATGAACATTTCGAACAGAATGTTTTAATTTCAGATCTCCTGATGCAATCTCTAGGCTTAGAGATCATTGATGTTGACAATGATGGCAAGCTGACAGCACAGATTAACATTGGATTTGGAAGCGCTTGAGACGAAAAGCACGGCATTTTCGACTAAAATATGATCATGAGTATTATTAAAGGTTACCTCAACCCTGGCCGTATCAACAAAATGGTTGTTAGTCTCACTAACAACACTTCTGCGCGACCGTACCTGCATGACCTCGCTGATACTGGTCTGGGTGCTCATATTCTTGTTGATGAAAACGGTGTAATCCATCGACTTATTGAAGATCCGGAAAACCAGGCTTGTGTGCCTAGGCAGTTGTTGGACCAGACAAGTATTCATTCTCCAGCACTTTGGGTTGATTTTGTTGGAACATGCATTGACGATATGACTAACATGGACTTGCCTGCTGTGCTAACTGCTTTATGCGAGGAGTACGACATCCAGCTTATCAGCTACCCTGAAGCAAGGCTTCTGTCGGGCCGCACCTTCGTCAAAGCCCACGGGATTGTTCAGCGTAGTCGGGTTAGAGGTTATGAAAACGCCACTGATCTGCCTATCCCCACAGATTTTATGTATACACGATCTTTATCATCTGATACGATTACTGGCGACGAGCCTATTCCGGCTTCTCCAGCTCAGATTAACAAGTATGGCTGGAGTCATCGTGCTGAAGAAGCACTTGCCGCGCCTGGGCCTCCTCTTTCCGAAGATTGGCCCGCTTTTACAGGACGTTCATTGCAGCTAGGCTCGCAAGGCAATAAGATTCTGATTCTCGCTACAGCTTACGAAATTGACACATCCGTTTACAATTCTGAGCTTGAAGAAGTAGTCTTGGCAGCTCAAGAAGCTGCCGGTCTTGAAACAAACGGTGTAATCGACGCAGCGACTTGGGAAGCCTTAAATCCCTATAACTAGTCAGGAGAAAAACTGATGACAGGCAAAGAACGCGGTATCCTTGATATGGTTTTGGTTCAACGGCGTGAATGGGACACTACAGAACCTGACCGGGCGCCTCTCCGATCGTGGAACGATATTACAGGTATCGAAGTCCACTACACCGGCGCCGCAGGGCCTAAAAGCCTAGTTTTTGCAGATAAAAAGCAATGGCTGCTTAATATTGAGCGCTACCATGAGCAGACCAAAGGCTGGTCGGATATCTTCTACAACCTTTTCGTTTTTGCTGACGGTGAGGTCTGGCTAGGCCGCAACCCTTTAGTTCAGTCTCAAGGAAGCTTGTTCAACTGGCTGACTGTTCATGTTCCTGGCACTGTCGGCATGGAGCTAACTGATATTCAGAAGTCAAAGATTGCTGCTATGGCAGATATTGTAGGCGGTTCGTTGCGTGGACACCAAGAGCGATCCGCTACGGGCTGCCCTGGCGACTCAGCTATGAGTTTTATTCGCGCATATCGCGCAGGTAGCTATAAGCCAGTGGCCCCGATTGACTGGGAAGGCATTGCTCTGTGGGTCGAGGCCGTCAAGACGGCCCACCCTGATTGGGTTCAGACAGATGAAGGTCGGTGGTATGGCTGGAATGGTGAATCTGTTTTTGAAATTTCGGCTGAGCAGGTCGCTGAACGAGCCGCTGCTAAGGCAGCAGAAGAAGCGGCTTCTAAGGCCGCAGCAGAAGAAGCGGCACGGTTGGCTGCTGACTTAGCAGCGGCTGCTGCACAAGCGGCTGAAGAAACAGCCCGCACTGAGGCGGCAGCGCAAGCAGCTGAAGAAGCGGCCCGCACTGAGGCTGCTCGTCTGACTGCTGAGGCTGAAGCATTGAAAAATGAACGTGCGGTTGAGACTGACGACGTTGACGAGGCTTGCTGCGAGCCTGAGCCTGTTGCTGACTCCGCTATTGGCACTCTCCTTCGTCAGCTTATTAATTGGATCGTTAGTATCGTCAGCAAGCGATAATTATCCCAAAACAAACAACGAGCCCCCGGCATGTGGAGAGGAAGCATGCCGGGGGCTCATTTGTTGTGGGAGGGCGAAGGCTACTTTGCTTCACCTTCTATACTGGACTCGTAAGAGTAGATGTCAACACCCACTCCATTACGACCCAGATCATTAGCAACTCGTAATGTTGTGCCGCTCCCAACAAACGGGTCGAGAACAGTATCACCTTCTTCTGTAGTTAGCATAATACACCGACGCGGTAATTCGTCGGGAAAAGGGGCCATGTGCTTACGTTTGCCTCGATATGGTGGGAATGTCCAAACGTCACCACGATCCATTCCATCTTCTAGAAGTAAATTGTAGTTAAACTTGTAATTCATCGTTTTGGAAAACATCATAATCTTCTCAGATGCAACACCTGGCCTCTTTGTATGCTTAGGCGACTCCGGCCTCAAAGTCGCTTTGTTCCAAGTAATCATAGAACGCAGCAGCCAGCTAGTGTTTTCCTGAATTCCGATAGCAACTCTTTCTGGGACAAGGCACCACTGGCCTTTGCGCAATCCAGTTTCACCTTGTCGGTACAGGGGAACCTCTTTTTTTGAACCAGATGGCTTAAAATCTCCGCCAGCTCCCCCAGAACCGCTAGCTGTATCACCAATGTTTAGCCAGAACACGCCTGTGTCTTTCACGCAAGTAAACATCTGTTCCGCAACACGCACGAGGTCTTTAACATAGTCTTCTAAAGACCCTCTGCCAATTTCGCGCTCCGAATCGCCATAGCTACGAAGCCCGAAATACGGCGGGCTAGTAACAACACAATCAATGCTGTTCGGCTCTATCTCGATATCACGAGCATCTCCATAAACAATCACGTTTGACGCTTTCTCAATCATTAGGCACTTCCAAAGACTTTACAGTCGCCTTGCTAACCCCGTTCTTTACCCAAGTTCGCACTTGATCTTCGGTCATTACGCCCTCTACCGAATCCAAACACAAGCCTTTGTAAATAAGAAACGTGGTAGGTACTGATGCTACGCCCATGTGCACAGCTAAGTCGTATTCGTCGTCAATGTCAACCGCAATAGTGACAAACTCGCTTTTATCAGATGCGAGCGACTTGATCGTAGGCTCAAACTCTTTACAAGGTGGGCACCACTCAGCACCAAACTTGGCGACTACAGGCAGGTTTTCTTCTGACTTGATCAACTCAAAGAATTGTTTTGCAGAGTAGTTATCCATATCAGACTCCTGTAGATCCGAAGCCGCCCGTTCCGCGCTCGGTGTCCTCATGAACAATTCCTTCATGCAAACGAATGTTACTAGTGAAATTATCAATAAATCTAATCTGAGCGATGCGGTCACCGGCCTTGTACCGGAATGTGCGATAAGGGTCGGTGTTGTGCAGAATCACTTTTAGCTCGCCACGATAACCCGGGTCAATCAAACCCGGAGCATTCAATACAGTCACACCATGCTTAGCCGCCAAACCACTTCTGGGATGCACCAGAGCCGCCACCGTGGGGGGCATCTCAAGCTTGATCCCGGTCGACACCATCGCCCTATCATTCATCGCTATGACTCCGTCTGTTACAGCAGAGATGTCGAAAGCGGCATCATCTTCATTAGCCCGAGTCAGGCTGGCATTGTCTCTTAGCTTCTCTACAACAACGTGATACATCATTCTGGCAGCGCCCCTGCATGAGTGGCTGCCCACACCAGATTGTAAATTTCTTGGAGAGTATCATCGTTTTCTTTAAGGTACTGCTTTGCGTTCTCACGTCCTTGACAGTTCATGTCATCGCCGTACTTGATCCAAGCGCCTGACTTGTTCACGATACCTAGATCAATAGCCATGTCTAGAACTTCTGAAACAAAAGAGATGCCCTCTCCAAAAACGATTTCGAAATAAGCCTCACGATAAGGAGGCGCTACCTTATTCTTAACGACCTTAACCTTTGTGATATTACCGACAAACGCATCACCGTCTTTCTTAGATTCCTTGCGACGGACATCCAGCCGCACCGAAGCGGCGTACTTTAGCGCACGCCCACCTGGTTGAGTCTCCGGCGAACCAAACATCACACCGATTTTTTCGCGAATCTGATTAATGAAGATTACAGTTGTGTCTGTTTTAGCCGCTGTTCCGGTGATGATACGCAGCGCCTGTGACATGATGCGTGCAAGCAACCCAACATGGGCATCGCCAATCTCACCTTGCAATTCCTGCCTAGGAACAAGAGCGGCCACGGAGTCTAGGACAATTAGACCGACTTCACCAGTTTCAGTAAGGCGCTCGACAATGTTGAGGGCGTCTTGAGCGTTATCGGGCTGTGTGACCAGCAAAGCATCAGTGTCTACTCCTAGCGCTTTCGCATACTTTGGGTCAATGGCGTGCTCAACATCAATAAACGCACACACCTTACCTATCTTCTGGGCTGAGGCGATTGCGTGCAGCGCTACGGTTGTCTTACCAGACGACTCTGGCCCATAGATTTCTACAACTCTACCAGAAGGGATGCCCCCAACACCTAGAGCCATATCTAGGTTCAAAGACCCAGTAGAAAAAGCAGTGACTTCCAGCGCAGGCTGGCCGCTAAGAGCGGAGATAGTTCCTGCTCCAAAATCTTTATTGATTTGATCAAGCGCCTTTTCAAGGGTACTCATACACTCTCCAATCGTTATGTTTATACGGTCTACCCTATTAAATTCGCTTGTAAATGTCAAGCGGCCCACCAGCTTATGCTGATGGGCCGCTTTCTAATCTAGGCTTTATGCAAGCGCCAGTACACGGTCACGGATCGACTCGTGTGCAGTGAGCTTTCCTTTCGTGGAAACCGAGCCGAGGGTCATGCTGTCTTCGGCCGCCTTCTCAGCGTCCACGCCTCGACCGTGGTCGAAGTGTTCTGTTACCGCCTGCAGCAGAGACCAAGCGTTCATGCCGTAAGCAGCGGCGTTCTTGTTGCTGCCCAGTCGGCTGCGCACACTGACGATGTTCTCGTCTCGGGTACGAGCCTTGCGGTCCGTATCGGCTTTCTTTTCGGGCCAGATGTCATTCAGCACCCGGGAGACATCGAAGTCGGACACGGTAGCTGCAAGAAGCTGCTCGGCTTCGTTACGGAAAGCAGTAGACCACTCGTTGGAGATGCCCAGCACTAGTCCTGCTTCGGCAAGCTTGTTGGCGACATTTGTCGTGTGCCGAGCGGTGAACATGCTTTGCGCCGACATGCGTGCGAATCGCACAGTGTTGGCGCAGACAGCGCGCACATCGGTGTTGATGTAGCGGACCGGGGTGGTGCCGTCATGGGACGACTCGACCACAAGGTTGCGCTTGATGACATCGTTGACGCCCAGCGGGTCAATAACGAGATCTTCCATGCTGATCGTAGCGAAGAAACGCTTGCCGTCGTTAAGAACCCCGAGGGTGTCGATGACGGTGTCGCCCATCGACGAGCCCACGACAGCAAGTGCTTTAGACAGAACTTCCTCGTTCTGAACCACAGCATAGCGGCCCTTTACCGGAGCCCAAGTCTCGTATTCGCCAGTGTGGGGCGAAAAGCGTCCAGTAACGAAGTTGTCTTCTACGTATACGGGCTCGCCGGTAATTGGATGCGGTGTGGTCTGAGGGGTCAGGATGACCTCATAGTCGGCGTTAGCGGCACGAAGCATTGTGGCAGCGTCTTGATCGCCGTCCATAGCCACACCGAGTCGGTGCCAAGGGAGACCACGGTTACTATTGAAGGCGAAGCTTGCGTCGCCGTCGATCATTTCTAGTTCATGTGACATTTTGTGTTACCTTTCATTTGTTTTTGTATTGGATATTCACAGTGTACGGATTGGTTGTGACATGCACCCCCTGCCGTATGGGATTATATTATATGAAAGCACCTACTCTTGTCAAGTAAATCTTTCTGAGCGCTTCTACGAGGAGTTGAACCTCACCCCCTTAGACTGATTGCCGCCAGTCGTCTGGGTTTCCACCACCGTCCCTAGAGAGTCTAGCGGCAACTAGAATCTCCAATAGGACGTTTCTACCTACTTCATGAAGGTGGTAGAAGCAAGAACCACTATACACGGTACTACTCTACTTTGTCAAGTCAATTAAAAAAAACCCCTGACTACCACAGTCAGAGGTCTTTTGAATTTGGTTTCTAGCTTTTATTTAGAAATCTAAAGATGCTAGGTACCCTCTGAAAGCAGCAGTAACCTTCACACCAGTACCAGAAGCAGTTTCTGCAGAAACGCGAACATCATGATTTTTTGGCACAATGATAACAGGGTCTAGATCTAAAAATACCGTACTTAGAGCACCGATCTGACACGACCACTCCAGCTGAGGGCGCCAAACGCTCCCCAGTTGTCTGATTTCAATGTCGAAGTCCACGACCTGGCTTCCCGGACTTCCAGAAACAACCGAGGTGATGATTTGAGTAATGAAGTATGCGTCCTGATTGCTAATGGATGTGGCGGCTTTCTTGGACTGCTGATCACCAGCCTCAATCTGTAAATGAATTTCGGAACTAGTGTCAGGCACTCCTAGCGTGACGCTGCCGCCTTCGAACAAATAAATGTCTCCAAGGGATTCGGTGACACTTGTGTTGTAAGCACGTGAAACTCTAGCACAAGGAACGGAAAGGGGCGCTGGTGCCTGCCCCGTGAGGGTGACTGTCTGAACACCGAAAGTGAGTTCATCTCCAGCACCATTAATTGTGTGATACTCGATTACATAGGTTTGGTTGTCTGAATTGTCAGACGAAACAATACTAGTGATTCCGTTAGTAGACAGCAACGTTTCGTGGGCTTCTCCCCCTAAAGGAGCAACAGTAGAGTTGGTCGAGCCGAGTCCAGAGCGCGCGCCGAACTTGGACAGCGCTTTGTTCTTTTCACGAATCGACCAATACTGGCCACCTCCGAAAGCAGTCAGCTCATCAATACCACGCAGAAGTCGACTATCGATATTGTTTGGATTATTTGCAGCTTTGTTATCGTGAGCCGTTGCACTAGCCATGCACATCGCCACCTTTCAAGAAATGAATCACAACTACTTATATGATAGCACAGTTTTATTTGCACACCCAGTGTCCCCAGCCTCCATCTGGCGCTGCGAGAGCAAGCCAGGCCGAAACCCAGACGTTAGCATATGGGTCAAACACGTCAGCCCCCGGCACGCCTGCCCCTGAAGCACGTTCAGGCCAGTAGTGTGCGAGTTGCTGCATCAATCCAGATGCAGAACTAGACGGGTTCTTTGCCGTCGGAATTCCAGCGCTCTCGCATTGCATGATTCGAAGGAAGCGATGCACGTCAGCTTCGTCACCGCCCCACGCAAATACGGCTTCAGTCACGATTGAGCGCCAACGTTCAACATTGTCCCAGAAAGGGCCATCTGCTACAGGGTCGGGGACAGGGTAGTGGGCAAGCGATCCAGCGGGTTTGTCAGGAACACCTGACACGGGAAGATTGAATACCACTAGCATGGCTACATGCGCCTGTCGAGTTCTAGGCCCATACACGCCATCAGCAGTGGCCCCTAAAATCTGCTGTAACGCTATCACAGTAGTGCTTCGCTCCATCCATGAAAATGGGTCGGTGAGGGCTGCGGCATATAGTGGTTCAGGTTCAAAGATGTCCGCAGTGTGCGCAGCGTATGTCCGTTCCCAAGTAAGTGTATCTATGGGTTCAATCAGCGTGTTAGAAGAAGCCTTGAACGTATTAGGTTCAGCGGGTCTGAATATCGGCATGGGATCGTCAGTTGCACAGCCTAACGCTGCTACTGCAAGTAATGGTGTACAAATCTTTGTTAGTAAACTCATTTTTATAGGGTACATCAGTTTTCCAATATGCACAAGTGTGGCCCACTAGAATAGAAGTATGAAGTCAGGACCTTTGCGCAAAGTTACAAGACAAAAGAAAAATGGTTTACATGGAAAGTCTCGGTGGAACATCGAGCTGGAGTGTGGCCATGTAGACCGTGCAGCCAGAAAATCACCTCGCTCGCAGCGACGATGTGTTAGTTGCCTAAAAGAAGCGACAGAAGAGATCGGCTTCGAGCTAGTGGACTACTCGCACATTGAGGCTAAACTTGCCAGCGTTCTTGATTTAGAACCGGGTCAAGTGACAGTGACCGAGCATGGCGGGCAGGTCATACTGACCCCGTTTGATGTTGCCAAGTTAACAAGCTGATGAGATTGGAGTTCACTTCCGGTACCCGTGATTGGTTAGTTGACACTGACCTCCGGTACCTCAAAAGTAGCGACAAAGACACGAACGAAGTTTTCACTGAGAGCACTAGCTTAGGGATGCTGGTTCAGCTAGAGGATTGTCGGATTGCTTTTTACGAGGACACCTACGGTCATCTAGGGGTCACTGGCAGTGCCCACCCGCAGCTGTTTCAACAGATACCCGGTTTCTCTACGGATGTTCGTTGTGTTCGCATTCTTTGGTCTGCATAAACTGGAACGTCGTAGACCAACCCATTCGTCTGACGTAGAAGGTAATCCCCTCTGTCAGGCGAGCGTCTTTAGGTGTCCCCGTAAAGCTCTAGCAGCGGCCGCCCCACGTCAGGGAAGGTCACGCTGTTGGTGTCCATAAACCACGCTTTCCAACTAGCCCCTTACTATCGGGTCTAGCCACCCTCCCTGGATTCCTCGGCTCCAGTGGCCGGTCTGCCCCAAACCTCTCGGTTGTGCGGGGAACTCCCTGATACTCAAGTCCTAATGTTCGCGTGCAGCGCCCTGTCGGGTTATCGTGCGATTCATATCATCACTCTGTGTTGGCGGAAGTCACTTTAGCTCCCCTGCGTTTGCAGGTTCATGTCAATACGTAACGGATGTCCCACATTGGTGCGTTTATGGCTGTTATGTCATGGAGCCTTGCTCCGAGCGCGATGTTAGCGTTGGCCCCTTTGCCGTAGTTGAATATTTTGCGGTTAGACTATTCGCGTTTCTGTTGGATGTCAATAGCGTCGGTGTTGACATAATGTCTTATTAGGCATAGAATAACGTCATGCTGGATTTGAAACTTCCGAAGTTTTTTACAATTGCGCCGTGTGCAGCTGAAGAATTTCGAGAAGTTTTCTTTTCTCGTAAGCCTACTGAGCAGCGGGTTGCTGTCCAAGTTTGCAAAACTTGTCCGTTTTTGGACGAGTGCCGAGAACAACTTGCATCTGGCCAATACGGGGAGTATGGTGTTGTTGCAGGATACACTCCTGCTGAACGTCGAAGAATGTAGAAAGGATAAGTTTTGACTAGTATTGAAAGTATTAAAGATTCGATAGCATCGCTGGATGCCATGATTGCTGCTACCGGTGATCTTATTGGTGGCGGAATTCCGTCTGTGGACCGCAATGAGGTTGCCGAGATTTCTGTTGCTTTGCATAATTCGTTGGCAGATTTGAAAGACGTTTTTTCTATCTTGTCTGCTGAAGTGATTAGCCAGTTGGAGTACACTCCTGATCCTATTAAGGTTGCAGGCGGTTCAGTGGAAATCAAAGCTGGTTCTAGTCGCAAAGCTTGGGATCATGAGAGGCTCGCTTCTGTAGTGGCTAAGCGCATCCATGATTCTTCTGTAGATATTTCTACTGGTGAAGTGCTGATGAGCACGGAGGAGATGATTCAAGAGATCTTGAAGTATGCTGCAGTGTCCTACTGGCGTGTTGGTGCTCTTAAAGACCTTGACCTTACTGCCGACAATTATTGTGAGGTCAGTGAGCCTAAGACAAATCTTGTGATTAATAGGAAGTGATATGACTACACAACAAAGTAAGTTAAACATTGAGTTCCCTGCAGAGGTATGTCAGGAGCTGCCTAAGGCGGGCCGGATGCTCACATATGTTCCTGTTGCCGAGGTGATTAACCGGCTCAACGATGTTCTCGGCACGGCCGGTTGGTCGTGCACTGTTGAAGAGCGTTGGACTGATGTGCATGAGTCAAAGTACGGCACCGAGCGGTGGGCGATGACCCATGTGCGTCTTGTCGCTACGGTAGACGGGCAGCAGTGCGCCCGTGATGGTATCGGCGGCTACAACACTTCCAAGCCAGGCATGGATTATGCTGATGCCTGGAAGTCGGCCACGTCGGAGGCCCTTAAGAAGGCAGCTCAGGCGCTCGGGGTTGGGCTGCATCTTAGTCGCAGCGAGGAAGCTATCGCTATGGCAGCTGACCTCACGGTCGAGCGTGCAGACGCCGCCGAGCTTCAGGCTTTCATCACTAAAATGAAGGAAGCTAACCAGACTGTTGCTGCCGCTGTTAAGCAGCGTGCTCAGGAGCTTGGTGCTAGCTGGAGCGACATGCACGCCGAGCATCTTGAAGCACTTAAGGCTATGGCTCAGGAAGCTATTGACAATGGCGTCGGCTCCACCGGAGAGTTGCAGATCTGATGTACGAAGTTCCCGCTTACTTCTCGCCGTCGAGTCTCTCGACGTTCATGCAGTGTCCTCAACGATTCAAGTTCGAGAAGATCGACAAGATTCGTTCGGGCGACACTGAAGCGACGGTGCGCGGGTCGTTTGTCCACGAGATCCTGGAAGAGCTTCTTAAGCTTGACCCGGAGCACCGCACAATCGAGGTGGCTAAGAGCTTGTCTCGTGAGCTGTGGAACCGTGGCTGGTCTGACAAGGCTAAGCCTGTCGCCGGAGGCGAGATGTCCAAGTTCATGTGGACGTCTTGGTGGTGCGTCGAGACCTATTTCCATATGGAAGATCCTAAGCTGGTTGAGCCTATGGGTCTGGAAGTTGAAGTGCAGGGATTGATCGAAGGAGTTCCGCTCTTTGGGATTGTTGACCGTTGGGTTATGGAAGACGGTAAGATCATCGTGCAGGACTACAAGTCTGGTAAAGTTCCTAAGCCTCAATATAGTCGGGATAAGAAGCTTCAGATCATGATTTATGCTGATCTTCTTGAGAAGCAGACTGGGCTTGAAGCAGGGCGCATGGATTTGCTGTATGTGAAGGAAGGTAAAGTAGTTTCGTATGAACCCACTCCTGAGCTACGGCAATCTGTGGCTAATGATGTGGCTAATGCGTGGGATGAGATGGTTGCTAGTTGCGCTGATGAGAATTTTGAGACTCGAACTGGACCTCTCTGTAACTGGTGCGATCATAAGCCGTACTGTCCTGCTTTTGAAGGTTCGTGATGCGTGATCTTGTTATTGCCGATGTTGATGCTCGCGCTAAGGCGGCTGTTGACCCTCATGCAGCGTATGGGGGCCATCTCCCTCCTCCCTCTTTGGTGGAGTCTCCTGAACAGTGGTTACAGGAGCTTGAAGTTCGTTTGTTGGAGCTGCACAGAGAAGAAGCGCTGTTGGCAGAGAAGGTTGATTTCTGGGCCGATAAGGGCATTGATCCTGATAAAGATTGGCCGGTTTATCAGCAGCTGTTGAAGGTCCGCCACGCTATTGTATGGACTGCTTTACGCAAGTCTGAGGTTGACCGTAGGGTCGGTATTAGCACAAGTGATCATTCTAATGTAATTTTCTTGAAACAAGTTATTGAGCACCATCGTCTTCAGAAAAAGTCTTTGAATCAAACTGCGGATGCTGCAGATTTGGCATTGTGGTCGGCTTTAGATGGCGAGTTTAACTTTTAAGGTTTTGAAAGGCATGCTATGAAAGTAGGTTTTGCAACAGTAGATTGGTCGAAAGGTGTTCGTGATGAAGCACTAGGCAAGCCTGCTATGGGCGGTTCGAACTGGATTCGCTTCGGGCAGTATCTGCCTTACATGAAAGAAATCACCCCGGTGCATGGGGCTCCTGTTTGGAATTCAGAGCAGCAGATTTTTGGTGTTGACACCGAATGCGGCTGGGATGTTGATGCTGGAGATGAGCGCTACGACTTCGATCTTCCGGTTATATTCATTCAACGAATAATGGACAAGGGCATCGGCCAGCAAATTGCGATAGCACGCGCCAATGGGCAAATCATTATCCAAGATATTGACGATGATTTCTGGTCTATTCCCAAATGGAATACTGCATACTGGCACACACATCCCTCTAAGAACTCCGAGGCCAACACTGACTTTTATGCTGAGGCACTGGCAAATAGCAATCTGATTATCACTTCAACCCCACATCTTACCAATAAAATGAAGAAGCTTAATGATTTTGTGGTTCAAATCGAGAACCATGTGGACGTTGACCGTTTCGCCCAAGCCAGGAAAGACATGCCTAATTGGGAAGAGACAAAAATTGGTTGGACAGGGTCTGTGGGTATGAAAACCGTGGACCTCAACTGTACCAAGCCATGGGCGGGCATGTTTAATTGGCATCATATTGGCCACGTTGACATTGTGCCTTTGGCTGGGGTTTTGGGAGAGCGCGTGAGCATCAGCACGTCACCCTTGTGTGCGTCTAGCGAGTATGCTCATCATTTCCTGTTTGATGTTGGTGTTGTTCCGTTACAGCATGACGCCGAGTTCAACGCCGCAAAGTCGTTTATCAAAGGTTTAGAGTATAGCGCTGCTGGATTGCCTTTTGTTGCTTCGCCAGCACCGGAGTATGTGCGATTTAGTAAAGAGCAGGGTGTTGGATTTATTGCGTGGGAAAATAAGCCTAAGCAGTGGATCAAGCATCTTAAAGCCCTTGTCAATGACAGAGACTACAGGGAATTTCAAGGTCTAGTTGCTCAGGATAAAGTGCGGCAGAGCTATGATGTTCGCATTGGGGCAGCGAAGCTGGAGGGTTTGGCTTTACAGGCTTTAAAACATTCAGAGTTAGTGATTTGATGGAGCGTCGTAAACCTTTGCGCGCCAAGAAAGGCTTGCAGGCTAAAAAGAAGTTACAGTCGAACAAAAGGCTAGCCCAGCAAAAAGGCTTGTCGCAGAATAAGCCCCTCCAGGCCAAGAAGAGTCTAACTGCAAAGGCAAAGTTGACAGCTTCTAAAGGCATCAATCAACGGTCAAAGAAGACTGAACAGATTTATGTTGAAAGGCGCAAGTTAGTTGCTGATCTGCTTAGCAGGCGTCCTCATTGCGAAGCATGTCACCTGTATCAGGTATTTGATTTCACAAATCTGGGACAAGTGAATGATTCTAGTGAGGTGCACGAGATTGTTTTACGCAGCCAAGGCGGCGACATTTTAGATGAGTCTATCTGTGTGGTAGTGTGTCGAAAATGCCATGCCCGCATTGATGAAGATCGTGATGTGGCGATGCTGCTAGGGCTTTATGTTCCGGGATTTGCTTACAACCCAGAATGCATTCAAGAAGCCCGATATTTGCGCTTAGCGGTGTTAGCCCGAGGTCCTTTTGTGCCTAGCTATATGCGCTAGGATAGTGCTATGGCTGCTAACTATGGTAAGGCTGCGAAAGCCAAAGCGACAAAACTACACTCGCTAGTTGTGCGGACCAGAGATGGATTCCGTTGCCGATGGTGCGGCGTGCACAAAGATGAAGGTAAGCAGATTCAGTGCGCCCACGTTATTTCTCGCGCTGTGTCCGCTACAAGGACAGATGAGCGTAATGCTGTTGCTTTGTGCGCTAGCTGTCATTTTAAGCAGTCAAAGAATCCGTTGGTTTGGGCAAGGTGGATCGAGCAAGAGTTGGGAACAGAACTTTTAAACGATTTGATTGAGCGGGGTGTGGCTGGCGTCAAAGTAGACTGGGAGGCCGAGGCGGAACGTCTCCAAGCTATTCTTGACAGCTTAAAATGATTGGACTATCATACCTTTATGACTAATAGCTGGGATAAGTGGGACAATCGACAGTCGCAACGGCGAAATGCACCAATTAGTCAAGTCGAGGTTGAGGAGCGCATTGTCATGTTGACTTCGAGTTTAGAAGATGAAACAGAAGCTTTTGAAGCATTGTCAATTGATCACGCTAAGAAAGAAGCAGAGTATAAGCGTGTTTGGCATAGCGAGTATTTACGCGCTGAAGGCCCCGTGAAAGAGCGAGAAGCGCATGCAGGTTATCGTACCGCTGAGCAGCATATGGACGCCCAAGTTGCTGAAGCTGTGATGAAAGCAAAGCGCGAAAAGCTTCATACTATGCGGACAGCTTTAGATTCACTGCGTACTCTGGCTGCAAATGTTAGGGCTCAGTCATGATTCATAATGTACCTGACAAACTAACCAGTATGTTAGTTGATATTAACTTGCTGGAGCACCTACCGGGTAACCCTAGAAAATCTGATGTCGAGGCTATTGCAAAGTCGTACAGTGAGTTTGGTCAACTTAGCCCAATTGTGGCTACACGTGGCGATGGTGGTGAGATCGTTGTGCTGGCTGGAAATCATCAGTTGCGCGCGGCGCGTGATGTCCTAGGTTGGACACATATAGCTGCGGCTGTTCACGAAAACCTTTCTGAAGAGCAAGCGCTTGCCTTTGCGGCTTTAGACAACCATTGGCACTCTATTGGGGGTATTGACAATGAGCTACAATATGAGCTTATTAAAGCCGCTGATGGAGCAGCGGCTGATGTTATGGAGGCTGTTGGGTGGGATGATTTTGCTATGGCTGCCATGGAAGATTTGATTGAAGCTACCACGATGGCTGCTGTGACCACTCAAGAGGGGGTAGGCTGGGAACCACCGACTATCGTGGTGCCTGATACCCCTTCGCTGAATCCAGAAGCTAAAGATGAAGGTAATGCTGAAAGCAAGCCAGCCGCTACTGCGATGGTGAGCGTAGAAAGCGATTTGTCTGATGAGGAGATCGTGACGCAGGGTTCTACATCTGTTGTTGAATCATCTCGAAATGTAAAGATCCAGTATACCATCGTGTTCGACACGGCTGAACAGCAAAATCAGTGGTATAAGCTTTTGCGTTTCTTAAAAGAGTCCCCTGTTTATGAAGGCGCCACTTCAGCCGAACTAATTAGTTCGTTCATCGGCTCGCATGCCGAGATGTAGCTATGCCTAGACGCCGTATGTTTTTAGATACAAATGTCGTTGATGCTGCTCGCACTCGACTGCGCCACGTTTACGATATTGGCGACACGGTTTGTGTCCAGTATTCAGGAGGGAAAGACAGCACAGCTGTGTTACACCTAGCTCGTGAAATTCATGAAGAGCGTGGCCTTGGTCCAGTCAAGGTCATTTTTAGAGATGAAGAGTTTCTGTCGCCTTCCATTGAGCGTCACATTAATATGGTTGCTAACTATGACTGGGTTGATATGGAGTGGTATTGTTTGCCGCAGGCCCAGGAGGTGTGGACGCTAGGCCTGCGTGAGCCTGTGCTGCTTTGGGATAAATCTCGCGAAGAAGATGGCCGTTTGTTTAGGCCCCTTCCAGAAGGGGCTATTACTGCAGAATCCTTCGGCCTTGATCCATATAAAGGAATTGAAAAGCCGATTGATCATTACACAATGCAGGGAAAGAAAGGCATGACCTATTTTGTTACAGGTGTTCGTGCTCAAGAGTCTATGATCCGTTACCGCTCTGTGGTGCAGAAGCTAAATGAAAATTATATTAATAGGCCCTACAAGTTGAGTAAAGCAATTCCGATGCGGTTCGCCAAAGTCATCTATGACTGGGGCGTAAATGACGTTTTCAAGTACATCCATGACATTGGTGCCGACTACTGCGAGTTTTATGATTATGCTGCCCTATCAGGGGCCAACCAGCGTGTGGGAATCCCGTTGCATTCAGTGGCTGCCCGTCGACTTGAAGATGTGGTTTGGACAGAGCCCGAGTTCTACGATCAGTTGTTACATTGTTTCCCGTGGGTTGACGCGCAGCGTCGGCTGTGGAAAGATTTTGATACAGAACAATTTTTGTCAAAGTATGTCGCTAAAGGCTGGGATGGTATTCGAGAGTTGATTGACTATTGCATGTTGACCGAAGAGTTTAAGAAAGAGGCTATGGCCTTTGTGCACAAGTGGAAGCAGAAGCACGCCGTCGACCCATATTCTTACCCAATAGACGCTTTGGCTAGGACATTATTTTTGAATGAGTATCGGCATACTGCGCCGACTCCAGTAGGGCCTAAAACACGCGCACACGCTATTCGAATTGCTGCGGCAGCACAAGCCGATGCATACCAAATGGAGATGGACGCAGATTCCCTTGACATGCAGGACGATAACAGGTAGTTTATTCATTATGGAAATTCAAAATATACCGATTAAAGATTTAAAGCCTTATAAGTACAGCACTACTTACTTGGTTCGCTCAGACTTTCGAAGCTTAACCGATTCAGTACGCAAAGTAGGTATGCTTAGCCCGATTATTGTGCGCAAAAGCAGCATGGAAGTCATTGATGGCAAGTACCGTTTAAGCATTCTGCATGCGGATGGCATCGAAACAGCTCCTTGCATAGTTCTGGATATTGATGCGACAGATGCGATGATTCTGCATGTGCAGATAAACCGATATCGCGCTGAAGTGATTTCTAAGGATTTGTCGAAGCTGGTTCGCCGTATTGTGGTTAGTCGTAAATATTCGGAAGATGAGACTATGGCAATGTTGGCACTGACTCACGACGAGTTCAATGTCCTATTCCAGGGATCAGTCATCCGACAGCGCAACATTCCCGATCACGTTTATAGCCATGCATGGGTGCCGGTTGAATCCGACAGTCCTGAGGACTTTAAGATTGAGCGCCCGACAGGAGCGCCTGAGCAGAACAAATGACTGACGATCCTCTGCAAGATTTAGTGTACGAGGCAGAGCGTGCGGTGTGGTCACGGAGAATGTATGAAAACGTGTTGCCCACGCCTTTTGACCTTGTCGGCCTGATGCGGGAAATATCAGAAAGTTCTTTTGTTCGAAACGTAGCTCCCGTTGCGATTCGTGCTTTGAATCCCGTTTTAGAGTCTGAGTTTAAAGAAACTCACCCGGGGTTGTTTGTTTTCGATCAGCCTTTGGGTTCACGTCAGTTCTTTTTGCAACTGCCTCAATTTGCTGTTAAATCTGAGTTCAAGTGCACCCCTAGTATGGTGGGATTGAAGTTTCCTGAGCCGGGTAGAAACGCTCCTATTGTGGCTCACGAAGTAGCGCATCTGTTGCGCTTTCTAGAATTGGGCTTTCAAGGTTATGTGCGTGAGTCGGACCATGGTTGTGAGTTCCAAGAGACTTATTTAGAGGCTGTGAAATCCGTCATAAGTGGTGGTGATTCTGCGGCTTTAAAGGCCTGTTTCTCCAGGTTGTGAGCTGATCTGTGAGCTAACCCGCCGCACTTGTTAGCTACAATATTAGTGTGGGCAGTGATACTAGTGGGAGGCTTACGTTGATGGACAGTAATGTGGTGGCTCGTAATATTGCTATGATTCGTAGCAATATTACCGAGCTGGAGCAGGAGTTAAAAGAAGTTGATGCGAAGACAGACGATGTGTCGGTTCGCCTGTATAAGCATACTGCAGAGGCTCAGCTAGACTCGCTTAGGTTGACTCAGCTCATGGAAGACGTGAATTCAATTCAAAGCTCGTTGCGTTATGCTTCACGATCTATTGCTGCGGCTGCTGCAACGGCTGTGTTCGGTATTCTCGTTGCTATTTTAACATCTGGAATCGGAATGGAGTTTGGGTAATATGTTTGAATGGGTTAATAAAGAGTTTTTGATGGACTTGGGCGAGCGGGCTTTGATGACTTTCTTCGAAGGCTTCTTGGCAGCGTACCTGATTGGTGGTGTGTCCAACTTGGAAGCTTCGAGCATGCAGGCCGCTGCTTTAGGCGGTTTGGCTGCTGTGCTATCTATGGTTAAGAGTGTAGCTGCACGAAAGGCGGGATCTCCGAATTCGGCAGCTCTGCTTCCTTGATTTGTGATGGTGGCCTGGCTTCGGCTAGGCCACCAGTTGCCGTTCAGGCGAGGCATCCTCTTGTGTGGATCGCAAGTTTGCTATAGGATAATTTCTACGCGGCGCCGGAAGCCGCCTTCCAGGCCAGCCGTGTAGTTGAAGGCGTGTACTGCCGAGTCTACTTGGTCATCGTGCACGGTCTTGGCTTCAGGGAATGCTGCGTGTTCGTCAATCCAATCTGTGTTCCACGCCGCCATCTTGAGCCGAACATTGCCGTTAGCTGCTGCGGATGACATTGGCTTGGCTCGTACGTCTTTAGCGCCGGTGGCGCGAACGCCTGTGAAATCTAGTCCGGGCAGCACATAGCGGGCATATTGATCAAGCAAGTTTTTACCTGCAGAGCCTGGTTCTTGCTCCATGCGGATAGGCACTTCAGGTCCGTCTTCGATGGCGGCTTGTCGAATTCGTCGTTCTACTTCGTCTCCTTCTTCTCTGAAGCGGCAGACATCCATAACGTATGCGACGCCTTGGTGAAAGGCCATAAGAGTGCCCACGCTCCAGTCGGGGTCTGGATTGCTGTGCGACGGCTTCGTGGCGGCAAGGTCCCAGAAGCGCACCCAGCGGGTGTCTTTGTCGAAGTTTGGAAGTTCGTTCTCTTCTAGGATTGGGAAGTTTTCCCGAGGAAACATTGATCCAAGGCTAGAGGCCCACCAGTCGCCGAACTCTAACCGTTTCCTTTCGATTGGGTCGAGTTCAGAAAGGGTTTCTCGGTACGATTCGATATTGATTCCGGGGTTGTCTTCGAGAGACGAAGGGATGAACAGTCTTCCTTTCTGCTTACCTTCAACAATGAAGCGTTGACGTACCCAGTTGGGGGCCGGGTTTGTTGTAGCGCGCATACGAAGTGGGATTTGAGATAAAGGCCCAGTTGCGGGCTGACGTAGACGAGAGAACAGGTACAGGTAGTCGTCTTGTCTGATTTCTGTAACTTCGTCGAACCCTACAAACTGAAACTCCGAGCCTTTGTAACGAAGCTTATCGTTTACGTTATTTAGATAACCGAATGTTACACGAGCGCCGGAAGGGAATGTGGCGGTGTAACTGTTGTTGTTCCACGAAACGTCAGGGTATTCGCTCATCCAGTCTTTAAAGCGGTCCATAAGGGCGCCTGGTAGAGCGAGGTCGGAGAATGTTCTACGGAACATGATTGCGGAGTAGCCGGGAATATCGACGTACTGAAGAGCCGCCATGATGAGGGCCGAGGATTTACCGCCACCGGCTGCGCCGCCGAACAGCACTTCGCGCTGCTTTGTCATTAAAAATAGTTGTTGTTTGATTGACGGGGTTTCTAACCAATAAGCGCTGTGTTTAGGAGCAATGTGGTCGTATATTTTTTGCCAGTCTTGGATTGTTTGCATTAGTACCTCTGTTGTTGACTTAACCTGCTTCTATCGAATAGAATAAGAGATATGATGAGCTGGGTTGTGAAGGCTATGACTTCTGTCGTCGCACCGTTTTTAGCGGTGCTCTTTGGTATTATCTTAGTCGGAACAGGGCTTGGTTTGTGGATTCATCCCGGTTTGGGGATGGCGTCAACTGGCGTCTTGCTAGTTTGGCTTGGAAAACTTCTCGGAGATGAGTAACGATGGCATGGAATAGCAAGGCTTACAATCTAGTTAGTTTACAGCCTCTGCAAGAGAAGAAAGTTCCTCTAGGGGCGCCTGCTGCTATTCTGCGGCACTCTGGTTATGGGGCTACAGACCAAGGCTATAAAGATAGCTGGGATATTGAGCGTGCTTACAGTGAGGGCATGTCCAAGATTACGTGGGTTTGGCGTGCAATTGATGCTATTGCTTCAAATCAAGCTAAGCTGCCTATGATCTTGCGGTCAGACAATAGGCGTGATGGATCAATTGTCACAGAACATCCTCTGTTAAGTTTGGTAAACAATCACGCCAACATGGGCGAGGATGCTTATAACTTTCGGTATCGTCTTTCCACTCAGTTGTCGCTTAGCACTCGTGGTGTTTTTATTGAAGTGATCCGTGATGGTTCTGGGTCTCCTATCGCTCTTCAGTTGTTGCCGCCGCAGCACACTGCTCCGGTGCCGGACCCCAAAAAGTTCGTCAAGCATTTTGAAGTAAAGATTGAAGAACATAAGACTGCTAAGCTTAAGCCGGAAGACGTGATTTGGAT